AACCTTTGATAGCACTCATCCAATGCGTCATCATATAGGGAACAAACTTCTTTTGTTGTTCTTCTGTTAACCTATCATAATAACCATAGTCTTTCTTGTCCATAGCCGTAAGAGCATCAAACAAGTCAAAGTCTTGTGCTACGAACTTTTCATCAACAGGTGTACTCTTTTTAGTTGCCATTAGAATGCCTGACTATAATCTACAATCTCACAGTTACGACTAATTTCTTTTACAAAATATACACATCTTGGCTTAGGACCATCATCTAATGGTACACATAAGAATTGTCCATTCTTCAATCTAGGAGCATACCATGTTACATCGTGGTAAATGTCTACAATCTCAATCGGGACAAATGAAGGACTAAATGCACTAAGTGGATTAAATTCAAAAGCATTGAACCCTCTGTCATTGATACTAGTTAAAGGTAATGTCTCTAAATCTCCATGTTCTTGTTCACCAATTAATATTTGCCAATCAACAGGCATTTTAATTGTTTGATTTCCAATCTTTAATACAAGTGCAGGACTATTAAATGATTCCAAAAAGATTAGTGGAATGTAATGATAATCTACATTTTGTGGATTACTGTTATCTAGTATAGCAAAGCGAAGGTCGTCAATTTCCTCCGGCAGTGTCTCTAAATTATAAAATTCGTTTTCAAGTGTTAATATACGCATGTTGTTATTCTATCACATTCTTATCTATAAGTCAACTTTTCTACATCAAAAGGGTAATTGGCTTCACGGTAAAAAGTCTTGCGTTGGGTCAAGTGTCGTTTAGCAAACTTACAGCTACTTGTTATGTCGTATATTTGGACATGATCTTTATCTTCTGCCTTACGAATTCCTCGACCGATGCTTTGGATAACACGGACGAAGGATTTTCCAGGTTCAATGAGAACCAGATTAAAAATACGAGGTATGTTGATACCAACAGCAGCTACACCATATGTTGCCACAATAATTTTATTAGTTGCGGTTGCAACTTCGTCATATTCTTCTTTCCTTTCATTCATATTAGTAGCACCGCTAACAAACACACTACCGGGTAATCTGTTAACAATCTCTTTTCCTGCATTAACTCTATCAACTAAAATCAATGTATTACCTGTATCATTAATACCACTGATTAAACTAGCTATCTTATCTAATCTTTCACTATCTTCTAGTAAATGTTTCAATTCACTTTGATAGTTGGTAAACTCTTTCCCGTCTTGTAATTGCATAATGTTAACATAACATCTGGCTAATACACCTTGATCCTGCAATTCACTTGCGGATAGTTTACCAATCACATTGCCCAAACTAACATAGATGCTTTGTGCTTCAAACTTAGCTTTAGGAATAGTTCCTGTTAATCCCCACCGAATAGGTACTTTGCTGAATACCCCAGTAAGCAATGTTTTTAATGCATCAGCCTTTGCCATGTGTACTTCATCAACCATTACACATACAACACCTTCAATGAAGTCCATGATATCTGCCTCACCGGCTTTTGTTTTCTTAAGCATATTGTTAAGACTTTGCCAAGTACATATGGTATGTGTCTTGTGGTATTCTTTACGATCACCAAAGTACACACCAACATCTAATCCAAGATTAATGTAATCTGCTTCAGTTTGTGTTACTAGACTTTTGTTTGGAACAATGACAATACTACGACCATACTTCTCTACGCTACAAGATAGTGCGGCAGTCATTAATGTTTTTCCTGCACCAGTAGCAATTTCTTGTAATGCTTGCGGGTTTTCCAAGAAGTTGTTTACAATTTCAATTTGATAATCACGTAATACTACCGGTGTACCTTCTTTGGGATGACCTTTAGGCCAGTTCTTATCTTTGAATGTATCCTCGGACACTTTGTCAAAAGTAAAGGTTGTTGTGTAATCTCTTAAATCATCTAGTTCAATATCATATCCTGCATTATCTAGGTAAGGTAGTATTTCTGGTAATAAATTGATATAAGTACTGCCTGCTAAACTGAAATAGCTTACCTTACCATTCCATCTACCTAGTCTAACAGCAGGTAGATATCGTGCTCCGGGTATTTCATACTCAAACATTTTTGTCAGTGCTTTGCGCTCTGATAGTTCAAGTCCCTCAATCTTTACATTCACCTCGTCTTTGACGATTATTTTACATTGTTTCATTCTTTTCCAAGTTAACTGGTTGACTGTTTATTATATTGATTATCTTTGCGGCATTAGCATGTTCTGTATCAGCTATCAATTTGAATTTAATCACTACCGGAAACTTATACTTATTTAAATTGTCATGCATCATATAACGAGCAGTATCATTATACTTTATACCTGCATGTTCCAGTGCGTATCTTAATTCATTTTTGAACTTTACAGTAGTTGATAATCCCACACCTGATACAGAAACATAATCACAATTGATGTGTTGTAACCAAGGAACAATATCACATACATTTGTTAATTCTACTTTAGGATTATATGAACCGGCAAATCGTTCTTCATCAGTTAATAAGATACTTTCATCAATCTCTATACCATATCGTACTAATTCAGCTAATGTTGTTAGCTCTGTGTTTAGTTTAATATGTTGTATACTGTTATCTAATGCACTATTAGTAGACGCAATCATATAATTGCCATTAACACAAACTAATGTAGGTGTCCAATATTTTACATCTTTGTAATATTCTTGTTGACTTAATATTTTTTTAACATTATCGCTATATCTAATTTCATTAAAAAATGTTCCAGTCATGCGTATTGCCAATTTTAAACTAAAGGTACTTAAATCAGCAACATAGTATTTATTGATATTATCCCACACAAAACTAGATTGACTAAGTGATCTAAATGCTGTAATAAATGCTTTATTATAAGGTGTTTTTAGAATGATGTTATCATCTACGATACCTATATGAGCGGATGTATATTCATCTGTAGTTTCCACTACTACTGTTTTCCAAGGAAGGTTTAATAATTCCTTAATAAACATTTGATTTTTTACAAATTGTCGTTCATATTTTTCAATAAGTTTATCAACTAAATTTGATTGATTACTAGTGATACGGTTTTTAACTAGAATAATTTTTTCAAGGTTCTGAAGGAATCTAATATCATACCTACTTAACCGTAGGGTTGATGCCATAAAATATATTAACTGTTCTTTGTTATTCAATTGAACCATCAGTAATTATACAATAAACAAAAGGAAAATGCAACAAAAAAGGGGAGACCGAAGTCTCCCGAAAGTACTTAAAGAAAGAAACGAAAAATTATCGAAAGGGACTTATTGACACTGCCCTTACGCACACTGCAGGGTTATGCTTTCATGCAAGTTGCTTTAGCAAGTTCACGCCAGTTAGCACTAATCTTAACTAAGTCAGCAATCTTCAAACACATACGCAAGGACACTTCACGCAATTTGCTATGATTGTCCCAAATGAACGACATGATTTCATCTGTCTGTTCTTCTGTAAAATCATAATCAACAAACAAGCCACCATCAGCATCCCGATGCACTTGCTTGATACGCAACATTTTGTCACGCTCACTATCAACTGTCAGGTCCAGAAAGTGACAACGTGATTGCAACGCATCTAAGTGGGGTTGCATCTTGCCGGCTTTCTTTGTATCAAACGATTTGTTTGTAATGAAAATAATTGAGCCGTTAAAGTTGAACGAATTCGGGATACCTTCTTCACGCAAAATACGTGAATCTTTATTCCAAGAAATTCTACGTGTCTTGCCTGAATCCAATGCACCTTTCAGTACATTCAATGCATCTTGATCTTCCCAAATATCACAATCGTCAAACACTAAAACATTCTTAGCGTCAGAGAATTTGTACAACTTAGCGAACAAGCCGATACCTGACATAGCACCTTTGACAACTTCAAAGCGAACTTTCTTGCTTGCAAGTCTGTCAAACATACTTGCTTTTTCCATTTGCAAATTGACACCATGTGACTTGCCGATACCTGCAGGACCTGTTACAATCATAGCACGAATTTCACCACTGATACATGCACGTGACATTTCATCAAGTACTGAAAAACGTGAAGCAATACGGTCCATTGCTTCTTGTTCTGTTTCTTTAGCTTGTTCAGCTTTTGAAAACTTAACTGTATTTTCCATTATAGATTCTCCATTTAAAAATTGAATATTATGAATATTATCAACAAGGACCTTAACCTCAGGGATATTGATATTGAATTGACCTTCATTTTTTACAGTAACGTAGCCACCTTTAGCACCAGTCTGATAACCCTTGACTAATGTAAATTCAGTGTTAACTACAGGTTGTTTGCGATAAGAACCTGAAAGAATACGAATCGTTGACATAGAATCTCCTGTGTGTGTTAATCAATCAATACAAGTATTATAGCACAAGTGCCATTTATTGTCAACCTTGACAAAGTTCCTCAACCAATGAATCCGCATATTCCTGTGCTTCCTCATAGTCATCGGTACCAGTAAGAATTACCTCATCATTGATTGATACTGTATAGACACCCAATATAAAATCAAAATCTAATTCGTAGTTCATTTGTTACCTTTAGTTGACTGTTTAAGATTCTATTATAGCACAAGTGCCATTTATTGTCAAATTATGCTACCTTACGAAAATACATATAGGGCAAGCACAAAGTATAGCACAAGTGCCATTTATTGTCAAATTATGCTACCTTACGAAAATACATATAGGGCAAGCCCAATGTATAGCACAAGTACTCATCATCACCCTGAGTGTCCTCAGCTTCGTGGATCCAGCGAATTGCTGTTGCACGGTCCTTGGCACCTGAGTAGATCAGGTCATCAACTCTTTTCTCAAAAGAAAAAATTGAGTGTTGTTCTGACGCAACACGGACCTTTTCTTCGGCCTCGATAGCTACACCAAGTCCTTCAAACTCAGCTTCAAAATCTTCAAGGGTCCAGTGTGAGGTGTCAACACCACGGGGGCGAACACCGTAAGCGTCCTTGTACATGTCCCAGTAAAGTTCCCGGGCTTGTTCCAATTGTGTCAACTCTTCCCAAGATTTGAATTCTGTAGTCATTTGCAAGTCCTTTTCTTTACTGTCTAAGATTCTATTATAGCAGAAAGCCCATTTATTGTCAAATTTTGGCTATCAAATTAGCATGAATTTCGTTCATTTCCGACTGCTCTACGTAGAAATCGGACCTAGGATCATAGTACTGGCCTTCTTTGTTGTCATAATACAACACTCTTCCGGAGAAATTGAACGGACCTTCTAGTCCTGGACGAGGACCGTATTTTGTACGCATATCGTCCATTTGGAACTTATCTGCAACAACTTTGTAACCCATAAAGCCCTTTCAACTGAATAAGACTCTATTGTATAGCCAAATCCATTTATTGTCAAATTTAGGCCAATGACCAATTTAGTAACTGATAGTATTGTAATTCATCAAACTGTTTAGGGTAGAATGTTGCCTCAATACGCAAATGTTCATTAGTAAACATTTTATCCCAAATATGTTTCAATGGATTCTTTGGTTCAATACTAATCATATGTGCATTGCCATTACTATTCTTTAACCAATATTCAAAATGTTTTGTTCGTTTAGTACTTTTATAAAAGCTTGTCACTGGTGTTAGTGTGGTGATTTGTTTAAGTGCCGGTGAAGTAAAAGTAGGTAATTCTAATTTAATTTCTCTTTTAAATGTATCAAATTTAATATCATATTCATAGAATTCAGGCAATCTATAAATGAGTGGCAATAATTCTTCTGTGATTTTTTTAGCATCCCCGTGAATAAAGGTATTTAAATCTTGTCTATACTTTGATAGTTTAATACCTTTAAGAGACCATAACATAATTTTCTTGCTAAAATAATCTCTAATGTCATTGGCACGAACCCTATCAGAATCTTCTACACGCCTAAACAAGTTATCATCTAATAGACTGGTAATACCAATATGATGTGAGCTTTTATCTTTGTTATCACGCAATCGTTTCCAAGCAACACTTAATGCTAAAACATCTTCAGTTGTTTCAATAACTTCATATCGTTTTACATAGTCACTTCTATTGATATTTTTAAACAAGTTATTAAGATAACTATCATCTAGCGTAATAGATGATTGCGGCGTTAGCGAACTGATAGATAATGGACTAAGTCCGTTCATTCCACTAGCTCCGGATCCATTCAATGTTATTGTGTTACTGCTATATGTATTATTAACCAATTGTAATATCCTCCATTCCAGCCGCTCTTAGGCGAACAATATGACCCAACATAAAATTCTTTGACTCTAATGCCTTCATTATACCTAACCAACGATTTCTTAATAAAGCTACTTCATTAATAAGTGTTTCAAAATCTACTACTTCATCTTCACCATCAACATACTTTTCAGCATCACGACTGGTCAATGCTCTATTATACGCTTCTAAATATTTTTGAAAATGTTTTCGGCGAATTTTCCGTAACTGAATATTGAGATAGTTTAATACTGCTTCTATCTCTTGAAGTTGATTAAAACGATGTTCAGTTACGCCGGGTAATGCGGCAATGTTCTTTTCAACATTGCCGTATACCTTTACCTCTTGTTTTGCAGATAATAGTTCATTCTCACAATGAGAGATGAAATCGGGTATCACAGCTAGATTAGTTGTGATCCTTGTATACCAATTTGACATTTAATCCCATTCTTCTTGGTCTTCGTCTTCATCATATTCTTCGTACTCTTCACCATCATGTTGGTCAGTATAACCTTTTAATGCCTTAAGTACCTCTTTGTCATTCTTAAAAGAATCTTTAATGTCACTTGCTTCGTAATTATTATCAATTAACAAATTAATCAATGTATCGGCCGCATCACTACGGTCATTGAAATCAATATGGGTACGTAGTGCGTCCCATATTTCTGCTGTAAAAGCTAAACTCATTCTGTATCCTCCTCCTCAGGTGTTACAGTACTTATCTTTGATGTTGATTTTTTACCATACTCACTCATTACTATATCTAAGCAACCGTCAGTATTTGCTTCCCAGCCTTTACGAAACTTCTTAATGATTTCCCCATCAAGTGTTGTATAGACAAGACTGTTGCCTTCTTTTTTAACAAGTTCGGCCTTCTCAATCATATCTAGTAGACCTGAGTAAGGACTCATACCTGATTCATACGGAATCTTAACTTGAACCCCTTCAAATGGTTTTGCATAACGAGTTTTCATTATCTTACATGCCGCACGAATACCTCGTACATCACTAATCTTATTACCATCTTCATCTTCTTTAAGTTTTAGTTTCTTCATAGCAACTACAATACTAGAAGCATAAACAAAACCTTGACCACCTGAGATTTTATCATCTGGATCAAACATATCTTGTGAAGCATAAGTATGATTAGTAGCAACTAAACCGATACCAAGTGAACCAAACATATTAACACAATTACGAACAAGTGCTGTTAGTGCTTTAGGCTTACGACCCATATCACCTTTCATGTCCCCTGCTTCAAACTGATTAACGTCGGTAGGGGTTAATAACATACCAAGACTGTCAATTACAAACAATACCTTAGGACGATCTGTTTCCGGTAGTGTTTTATAATCTTTAACGAACATAGAAATAGTTTTTCCTACCTCGTCAATCATTGCCATGTTTAATTTTAATAGTTTATTTTCTTCTGTGGATACGCCAAGTGCGTGTAACCAAGCTTCGTCAAGGGCATTCTCTGAGTCAATTAAGACTACAAAAATTCCCTGTTCTTGTGCGTGTCTAACGAGGTTTCCTGAACAGATGAATGATTTACCTGCTCCTGACTCTCCGGCAAAGACAGTAACTTTACCAAGAGGTACGCCTTTATTAAAATCTCCCGAAATCAAATAGTTTAGGGCATAGTTTCCTGTACTTATCCAATCAGTAGGATCATTAAATCCAATTGATAGACCTTCAATAGATTTTGTAATGTCGCGGCGAAATTTGCTGATATCGAATGGTTTTGCCATATTAGCTTTCCACTTCCATACTGAGTGCTTCTTTGATTACTTCAAAGAGTTCTGCTTCTGTACCACACAGAATTTTACACATTTTCCAATCATTCTCTTTGTCTCTTCCACCAATTTCAATCACAAAGCCGTTATCATAACGATTTACTGTAAATGATTCATTTACTTTTGATAGTTTGTTTAATTTCTTAGCCATTTTATTTCCTTTATTTTGCGTGTACACCATTAGTATATACACTAACTGTTTGCTTGTCTAGTATATCTGGACATTTTTCTGCAATAGATTCTAATTCCCAATCATTTGGATAATGACGCAATGCGGTTCTTGCTCGGTCTCTAATTAAACTAGGCACACGAGGGGTTTTACCTGGGTCGCATAATTCTTCCAATAGTTTTTTACCTTGCTTAATGGCGCGGTATCTTTCGTCTGGTAATGTCATGGAGTTCTCCTTAGGTAGGGAGCAGTGCTCCCTATTCCCTTTTAAGACTTGTTTTGTCTAGCACGAATCATTGCTAGAATGTCTTGTGCTTTATCACTTGAAGGTTGTGATGTAGGAACCTTAATAGATT